TTCAAAGATACCCGAGTACACTAGAGAGTATGCAAATCAATCTACTGAGTTTACATACAGTAGATTCTTAATACCGTATCTTGAGAACTATGAAGGGTTTAGTATGTTTGTAGATGATGACTTCATCTTTAATAAAAACCCTATGCCGATGTTCTATTACCTAGGTCAAGATGATGCAGTAGCATGTATCAAGTATCCGCAAATTAAACATGATGAAACCAAGTTTGATGGAGAAGTTAATATAGATTATCCATGTAAACTATGGTCATCTATGATGTTCTTCAATAACAGTCATCCCGACTGTAAGAAGTTAACACCCGAAGTGGTTAACACTTGGACAGGTGCCCAATTGCATCAATTCGAATGGACTGATAAGATTGCTCCCATCCCCGAGAAGTATGTGTTCGTTGAGGGATATGATGACCCCGAGGTTAAGTGGGATTTCTCTGCTGTTCACTATACAAGAGGTGGGCCATGGATAAATGGGATGGATACAGAACACATAAATAATTTAGAACACTACAACAAAGTTAAAAACAGCTTGTTGTGATAACAATCTTATGATATAATGGAGAAAAAGGATATATTATGAATGCACTAATTTACACAGAAAACAATGAACTTATGATTACCAAACCTAATGGTTTGCATTATAAGTTTGAAAATGTCGACAAACCCGAATTGGGATTTGATTATGATGTTCTAGTCTACGCTGAAGAAGAACTTAAGATTCTTAACTGGGATGTTCAAAAAGAGTTCCAAGACCAAGAACAAATTCCCTTAAATGCAGATGAAAAAGACGCTGTCGAAACTTACATTAAAAATTCAGAACCACCTATGGGTGTCACTTTAAACAGTCAATACATTGAACAACTAGCTTATATGTGTAATAAGAATGTTGAAGCATGTGCTAACGGATTTAATTTTTCTGATTTGGCAGAGGTTGGCTATGTTGGTAGAGAAGGTTCCAACCATCCTTACAGGTCTAATGCTAGACGTGTTATGGAGTATGCTGATGCATTATGGCACATCTTTGACCAAGTTATGAATGAGATTGTAGCAACTAGAGAAGATACTCTTAGAGATTTTACTAGTTATGTGGAACAACTACCACAACCACAAGCAATTCCCGAAACAGAAAATTTCTCACCTCAACGGGATACAAAAATTGGCGGTTAATTTAAATCCAAAGGTTGTTCATATTGATAAACCTTTTAAAATTCAAGACCTACCTTTACAAGATATCTATGTATTGGATGATTGGCTCAGTGTTGATTTATTTCATCACTATGCAAATGTCCATCTAAGGACTTATAGTGAATGGTCTAAAACAAATGAAGTTCAGAGCGGTAGCGCTACTGGATTTCCCCATCATAGTTTTTGGGGTGCAACTTACTTTAGAGGAGCATTTGAAGAGGATGGTTCACTAGGTAAAGGTAATTTGGTTCCTGAGAGGGGGTCAGACCCATTGAATGCCATGTTTGCTAGATATATAGATAGCAGACTAAGAACTGAATTTGGATTTAAATGGGAGAAATTTCAATACATGGGATTGAACTCTCAAACACAGGGACTAGATGGGACAACACATTCTGATTGTGCTCAAGATGAAGATTGGAATATATCGTTTCTATATTATTGCAGTCCTGTATGGTATCCATCATGGGGTGGAGATTTAAGAATTTATGATACTATGCAATTTGGACTTGATGGGAGAGCAGACCACGTCAAGAATCACCAAGTTGCTTCTGTAGAATATAAACCAAACAGATTGCTGATGTTTGACGGAAGAATTCCACATGGTGCAGATGCACCTACAACAAAAGCACGATACATGGACAGACGTTCTATAGTATTAAGAGGTGATGAAGTATCACTTACACATGAAGGAGAAGAATATCATGCCAATGATAGAATTTCACAGTTACAGCTCAGAGACCCTCGCTGATTTTAAACCAGTATTAGCAAAGAGTATTTTACCCGAGTGGTGGAAGAAAACTAAGGTAGCGGAGTTTACTCAAGGTAGACAACAACAAACTATTCGTGCTTGTCCAGCAATGGATGATTGGTTAAAGAGCGGATGGATTATTGTTGCTAATAGAGACATTCATGTTATAAATGGTGAAGGAATCAATGATAGTGGCACCAATAAAGTATTTACTTGGGATGGTAAGGATGCTTCAACCCATTCACAGTCCCATCCTAAAGAACAAGTTAGAGAATCTTTTGAATACTATGGTAGTGGTGACGGTAAAGCTCCTATAAAAGATGCATTTAAATTCAGAAATCCGTGGAACATAAAAACCCCGCCTGGCTATTCATGCTTCTACTTAGACCCATTCTTATTTCAGAATAAATACTTTGCATGTTGGCAGGGTATTATTGATACTGATACATTTAATGTTGGTCTAGACAATGCACAGATAATTTTTTATCCTAAAGTCGACCATTCATTTGTTATACCAAAAGGAACCCCTCTTTGTCAGATTATACCGTTTAAGAGAGAAGAGTGGCATGCTTCATTTGAAATAAAATCACATGAACACTGGCAAGAAACTAAAGGAAGAGGGTATAAAATAGACCCACATGACCCTTCTACTGAGAAGGTTTTATCAATGCAAGAATGGGGTCATAAAGCGCCATTTGAAGGGAAGGATGGTATTAGAGATTTGGGCCCGTATAGAAATAAGGGTTATTGGGTACCTAAAGCTAGACTATTTAAAAATGATAATCCCCCACCCGAATGCCCTATGCACGTAAGTGAAGAACAAGAACCTACTGAGGTTCAACTGGAGTTAAACTTTAATGATTAGATATTTATTCCCAACCGTCATCTTTCAAAGAAACATGACATGCCCAACACAGATGGGAGATGAGCTCGTTCTAGATGATGAATACATGAAAATGTTGAAAGATGAGATGGATGCTATGCGTAGACGTGATGGTGTTGGTAGACAAGTTTCAAATGCTTATACTGGATGGCAGTCTAACGATGGTGTAGACAATAATCCAACGTTCCAAAAATTAATGAATCGAATTAGTACAGTATTCTACCAAGAGGTTTGGAATTACTTTGGGGTTGACCCAACAAAGACAGCATTTCAAATGGGTAACTGTTGGGCAAATATAAATGATAAAACTGCATGGAACAGACCACACTTACATAATGGTTGTTGGTATAGTGGCGTCTTCTATATCCATGCTGATGGTGATGAAGGAGATTTTGTTGCTATCAATACAGACCCTAAAGTTGTTTCTGATATGCCAAATTCCAATAGACACCAAGAGTCATGGGACTTCAAACCAAAAACAGGAGAATTGATTTTATTCCCTAGTGGTATGATGCATATGGTAGCACCAAACTTGACAGACAAGGACAGATATTCAATATCATTCAATTCAGCATTTCAAATTAATGATGTTGAAGCTTATAGAAACAATTTCGCTACAGGTTGGCATCCCGATGAGAATACATTTGGTTTAGATGAAAACGGTATGTTACAAAAGTACCAATATGAACCTATTGATTGGGAAAATCAACAAGGATAACAAACATTCTTTCCTAAATAAGTGTATGGAAATTGCTATCTCACCAGGCGTACTTTGGAATATATTTCTAACACTTGTTGTCCTACCTATGGGATTCCTTGTTAGAACAATCTTATCTGAACAAAAACGTATAGACATTTTGGTTAATAAAACTAGGGAAGAAATAGCCCGTGAATATGTCACAAGAGACCAAATAGAAACAGAGTTTCAGAGAATTATCGACAAGATGGATAAACTAGATTCTAAACTAGATAGAGTAGTTTCTAAAACTTACTTCCAAGAATAGGTTCTCAACTGTTATAAATAGTAGTAGACACAAATACTACGGATTTAAAACATGGCAGAACCAAATTCAAAAGCATCTTTAAAAGAGTATATAAAAAGAAAACTCGGAGCTCCTGTACTAGAGGTTAACGTTGATGATGACCAATTCGATGATAGAATCGATGAGGGTCTTCAGTATTTCAGAGAGTACCATTACGATGGTGCAATTAAAACATATCTAAAACACCAACTAACCCAAAACGATATCGACTCATTTAAAACGAATGCAACACATAACGCAGCTACAACTGGTACACAAGCTGTATCAAATCAGACGTACTTAGAGAGTAATAGTTACATAACACTACCCGAACATGTGTTAAGTGTAATACAAGTATTCCCATTCAGTTCAGGCACGTCATCGAGTATGTTTGATATCCAGTATCAGTTAAGACTCAATGATTTATGGGATTTAACATCAACTAGTGTTTTATACTATGCTCAAGTACAGTCGCATCTATCTATGATGAATGATATTCTAGTTGGACAAGTTCCAATCAGATACAAGTCACACTCAAATAGATTGTATCTAGACTATAGTGTTGAAAAATTTAACGTAGGTGAGTACATTATCATCGAGTGTTATAGAAAATTAGACCCAACAGACATGACTGATATCTATAACGATATGTGGTTGAAGAAGTATTGTACCGCTTTAGTTAAGTATCAGTGGGGTGAAAACTTATCTAAGTTCTCGGGTATTCAACTGCCAGGCGGAGTCACACTAGACGCTACTCAGATGAAGACTGAAGCGCAAGAAGAAATTACAAGATTAGAAGAAGAATCGAGACTGAATTTTGAAATGCCAGTTCTCGATATGATGGGATAATATATGCCAACAAACGTATTTTTTAACCATGCAGTACAAACTGAACAACATCTATACGAAGATTTGGTTGTTGAGTCATTGCGTATGTATGGTAATGAGACGTACTATCTACCAAGAGAAATTGTAGAGGAAGACTCTATACTTGGTGAAGATGTACAGTCTAAATTTGGAGATGCATATTCTGTAGAAATGTATGTAGAAAATACAGAAGGATATGAAGGGGACGGAGACCTTATGTCTAAGTTTGGTATACAAGTAAGAGACCAAGCAACCTTCGTTCTTTCTTTAAGAACGTGGGAAAGATTTATATCACTAGACTCTAACCTTGCGACATCATTAAGACCAAACGAAGGAGACTTAATTTACTTCCCACTTAGTGGTTCTATGTTTGAAATCAAATTTGTAGAACACGAAAATCCTTTCTATCAAGTTGGAAAACTATTTGTATTTAAATTACAATGTGAACTCTTTGAATACAGTGGAGAAGATTTCGATGTTGGTGGTGCTGTCGACTTAATTGAAACTGAAAACGCCTACACAATAGATATGATTCTACAAGCAGATGGTAGTGGAAACTACACACGTGGTGAGAGTGTTACCCTTGGTGGTGCAGTTGTGGGTGAAGTTGTTGGTTGGGTTCCTACCACTAGAGAACTGAATATCAAAGATAACACTACAGCGATTTCTGTTGGTGATACACTCATAGGTGTAGACTCAGAAGCAGAATATATTGTTTATAGTATTGAAGATGTTTTAAACTTCTCTCATGATAAATCTGCACAAAACAAAGACTTTGAAACAAAAGCAGATGGATACTTAGACTTCTCAGAGACAAACCCATTCGGTGAGGTTACATAATGTTTGGAACATTTTTTTATAATGAGACAATGAAGCGAGCGGTGTCAATCTTTGGTACCGTATTTAATAATATTACAGTCAAGAAAATAAAAGAAAACGGAACTGTATTACATGAACAGAAGGTTCCAATTTCATATGGGCCAAAACAAAAATTCCTCGCCAGACTACAACAAGAAGCAGACTTAAGTGATAACAATAGAAGTGCAATATCTTTACCAAGACTTGCATTCGAACTTACAGGGTTTGAGTATGATGCTACTAGACAACAAAATAAACTATTACGTCACAGTAAATCACAACTAGA